TTCAGAATATAAGAAATTTAATACAAACTATAGAGATCTATCAAGTTCACGGTGGCAGATTTAATCAAGTAACATTAGTAAATCCTAGAATTTCTGCATTTACTCACGATATGTTGAATTATTCTACGGGAGATAAGACTCTCGAAATAACACTCATGTGGGAGTATGAATACGCATATTATACAATACAGAATATGCAATTGACAGACCCGGATAAAAATACAGGAGGACAGACAAATAATTCTTCCTCCATAGAACCATTTATACACGGCGAATTCTTAGAATTATCTAATCTTTCATTTACTCAATGGGATCCAGCTCTTATTGAATCTAATAATCCTATATTAACAAGTGACAACCCTGCATTCGTAACACCGAGCAATAATGTTCAGAGCGGATTAGATTCAGTAACAACTCAGTATACTTCGGACTATAGTTCTGTTAGAACTAGCTCCAGTTCATTAGACGGGTTAATAGATATGTCTCCACAACGAGTTAATACAGCATCTTCTCCGATTATAGCAACAAGACCATTTGCGTCTGATGCACAGCCTGATACGACAATGTACCCCGATATGTTTAGAGAAGGAGGTACAACGATATAATGGCTACGTCAAATTTACCATCGTTAGGAAGATTTAGTTCTCAGATGCTTACGTATTTGGGAACACAAAGAACAGTTAAATCGGTTACAGGAAGTTTGGCTAATACATTTAAGTATTCGACCGGGCCTACAGTATATCCTAGTCCCGGATCAGTAGCCCAGGCAGCATTAGGTGCTGGTGTAACAGGAAGTTATTCCCCGGCATCGTATAATTCTACAAAATGCTATTTTCTGTCACGCGGCGCATCACAGTTATATGCAGATGCTATGACAGGCTTGGCTATCGATATTGCTTCTGTTATGGAAATAACTCCAGAAGAACTATTAGTTAAATCGGAAATTTTAGGTCAGTTCTCTTTTGCAGATAATGCATATACTGCATTCAATATGCTTAGAGACCCCGGTAATCAGACAGGCACTGCTACTAGTGTTAGTAATAAGAACAGTCTCCAAGCCAGACAGATAAGATCATGATTGGAAAAATATAATGGCAAATAATTACGTCCAAGGGATTTATAAACCAATTAACCCTGAAAAATATGTAGGAAATCATCTTCCTAAGTTCAGAAGCAGTTGGGAGCATAGAGTAATGGTCATGTTCGACACTAACCCGAATATATCCAGTTGGGCAAGCGAATCCTTAAAAATTCCTTATCAGAATCCATTTACAGGTAAATATACTGTGTATGTGCCTGATTTTGTAGTCACTTATGTAGATGCTAAAGGTAATCAGAAAGCAGAGATTATCGAAGTAAAGCCAGCTAAAGAGACGTTTATAGAACAAGCTAAATCTCAACAAGCTAAGGCAGCGGTCGCATTGAATACTTACAAGTGGGCAGCAGCACAAGCATTTGCGAAATCGCATAATATGACTTTTCGTGTAATGACCGAAGGTAATATATTTAATAATCCTAAAGGAAAAGGATGAAATGTAAAATAGAAACTTGCGATAACATTGTTCCTAAAAAGGACAGATTGTATTGTTCTGCGGTTTGTAGTAAACTCGTGCAGGTTCTTAGCTGTGCCTTAGTACAGGGTTATAACATATGACCAAAAAAATGGAAGATTTTTTTAATTTACCGCCATCTACTCCTAAAGTAGCTGAAGAAATATTACACGAAAAATCTGGCAACGAGATTATGATTGAAGCAAGCGAAATTTGCTCAGCACTAACAACAGCAGAAAAGGTGGATTTTGCGCTACCTACTGTTGTTGGTCTAGAAAATCACGATATTGAGATGGACGATATAGCTAAAAAAGCGATAAACACCTTCAATGATCTAGTGCAACTAGGTAATAACGTTTCGGACAAGGATGCCGGAAAAATATTTGAAGTGGCTGGACAAATGCTCAAAACAGCGCTCGATGCCAAAAATTCTAAGACGGACAGAAAACTTAAAATGATCGAGCTTCAACTTAAGAAAGTAAGGGCAGAACAAATTGACATCGATCAAGGAAATGGCAATAAAGGCAATAGCAGCAACGGCGGAGAATTCGACCGAAACGAACTTTTAAAATATATTGTATCGAGTAAATCGGAAAACTCTGATAAATAGTCATAACACTGGAGTTATCATGGTAGAAAAGAAATCATTTACATCATATGTTGCTGCAACAAAATCAGACTATAAGTATGTTTTAAAGTTTGCTATACACGAAATGACTAACGAAATGATCGACATGCTCGAATCGTGCTTAAAGAAGTATGATTTAAAACAAGCATCGGCATTTAGAAAGACCCCTATTCAAGAAAGTCCTTTAGATTTTCCTAATATAAAGAATACAGCAGTCCATATCTGCGACTTAACATTAGGTTATCCAGGATCATTAGATTTCCTTAGAACATATATTTGCAACAATATGGGGATTTCTCCACAGCAACTTGCTGTATATTCAGAAAATGACCCACGTCAAATCGAGACAGATCTATACTTAGACAGAAATTCTCCAGAATTCAAAGAGAAATATAAGACACATTTAGGCAGTGATTATGAAGAAAGCGATGCCCCAGCCTACGGCGAAAAATATAATACAAGTTTCTTAAAAGAACTTGAAAAAGTAAGTAAAGAACGTTCTGTTATTACTGTCGAAAATCCATTGAGTCCGGGAGAAAAGGTAGACCATTCTACATTACCTAAGGACTACGACGGATTTAACGATCCAAAGAATTTAAAGAAAGACGATGCAGGACTTTTCGGTCGCGTTAAGAAGCCTGCTTTGATAAAAGCAGGAGTCTTATAATGAAAAGTATGCGAGAACTCATTAAGCTTATGGAAGGGGTAACAGCTGTGCCCGGAATAAACCAATCATCTGCTGCTTCGGCTCCGGCAACTGGGTCAGGATCAGATATGCAAACTGCGTCGACAGCAGCCCGAAGCCAAAATTATGCCGCATTTGATGCAGCGATGGCATCACAGGGTAACGAATCTGTTTTAGATGAAAAATCTACATCCGAAAAACAAGCACGGTTTATGGCAGCAGCAGCGCACGATTCTAAGTTTGCTAAAAAAGTGGGAATGGATACAGGTGTAGCAAAAGAATTTAATAAAGCCGATACCGGAACTAAACAACTAAGTAATGCTATGAAGAATAAAAAAACAAATGAATCTCTGACACCGGATGAAGACACTTTAATGCAACAGTATCATAACAGTATTATTGACAGACAAGAGTTTCTTGATCAAATGGCCAGTATAGAGTATGCCGAGCAATCAATGCGCCAGGGTGAAATGGGTATGCACAGTGGAGACACGCAGTCGGGACACGATGCTTGGGCACTTGATCAGGATCAAGACGGAATAAACGGCGATGAATACGAATATAGCGATCAAGAAGAATTTGACGAAGCTAATTCGACAGACATAGACTCCATGGGAGATAGTATGAATAGTGAAATGTTACAAATGGCAAGAGACAGATTTAATGATTTAGTTAATAATTTTGTAGAACCGGAACAAGCATTAATAACGGTTAAACATGAATTTTCCCAGCAAGAAGGTGTCGATCAGGATTTTCTTGATTCGTTAAACGATGCTATCACAGATTTCGATCCAACAGGAGATCATGCAAGTATCGACGACATAAATGATTGCGATTCATTAGATAATGAACAATACCCTGATGAAGAATTTGATGAGGATTTTAACTTAAATAACGGTTACGATGACATTAATGATGCATCCGGGGATGATTATTTCCCTAATGGTGCAGATAGTCCTGTAGTAAGAGCTGTTGGGCCATCCGGAGCACGCCATGGCGATAATCCCGAACAGAAGAAAATGCAGGTAGCTGAAGTACATAAAGAACTTGTATATGGCTACAGGAATTATCTTAAAGAAGCTACTGCACTCGAATCTAAAAAAAAAAGTTAGTAGAAAGCCAACAAGTTTCTAATTTAGCAATAACGGCTTATTATGGAGACTTCGAAGAAAATGGCGACTCAATCGACTATGACAGTGCTATTAATGTAACCGGGAAAGTACTGGACAGGCACGGTAATGCAGTAGACATTGGGTTCGACTTAGACATAGTAGCAACTTCTTCGATAGAGTGGGAAGAGGACGAGAGTCCCACTGGATGGAATCATAAAGCAGACAGTGCAACATATGCATCAACAACGTATGCAACAACTGGCACAGCCCAGGTAACTTCTATTTCATTTTCCCCCGAAGGTGAATTCTATATAGACGACAATGCACACTCTATCAAAAATGTACACAAATTACTCGGTATGTCTGTACTGAAACAATTATTAAATCCGACCATATATTCTAAGTTAATGGGTCCTGCTTTTGACAAACACACCCAGAATATAGAACAACGTGAACCCGACAGGGACGACTACTGATTATGGCTATATACCAAGATGATAAGCTTGTAAAGCGTGCCTATACAAAGGTTCGTTATACAAAAGAGGAGATTGACGAATTAAGGGCGTGCATGGATCCTGTTACCGGTCCACTGTATTTCATGAGTAATTTCATGTATGTGCAACATTCTACAAAAGGTAAGCAAAGATTTATTCCGTACGACTTTCAATTAGACTTGATTGAATCGTATACGCACTATAAGAAATCGATTAACATGGTTTCACGCCAAATGGGTAAAACTGCTGTAGCGGCTGGATACTTGTTATGGTATGCCATGTTTTCGGACGATGCTCAGATACTGGTAACTTCGTACAAATATGATTCTGCTCAGGATATTATGGATCGTGTTCGATATGCATACGAATCTGTTCCAGATCATATTCGTGCAGGAGTAACAACATATAATAAGCGATCGATAACATTTGACAATGGTTCTCGAATAGTAGCAACTACTACTACAGAAAACACCGGCCGCGGTATGTCGTTATCATTAGTATACTTAGACGAATTTGCATTCGTAGATTCTGGTATAGCTAAAGAATTTTGGACATCACTAGCTCCTACATTGTCTACTGGTGGTAAATGTATAATTACTAGTACACCTAATACCGACGAAGATCAGTTTGCTGATATCTGGTTCGGAGCAAATAAATTAGTAGATAATAACGGTAATGAAACTGTAACCGGTGTAAACGGATTTAAACCGTATATGGCTACATGGGAAGCGCACCCTGACAGAGATCAAGAGTGGGCTAATGAGCAGTTAGCAAGTTTAGGCGAAGATAGATTTTTGCGCGAGCACAAATGTCAATTTATCACTTTTGAAGAAACCCTTATTAATGCAGTTAAGCTATCGCAATTAGAATCGATTCAACCTATACGCAAGACCGGCCAAGTTCGTTGGTATGCAGATATCCGCTCACAAATGACATATGTTGTTTCGCTCGACCCTTCGATGGGAACAGGCGGCGACAATGCTGCTATTCAAGTCATCGAATTACCGTCGTTAGTTCAGATAGCAGAATGGAGCAGTAATAGATCCCCTATCGAAGAACAAGTAAAGACTATGAAGAAGATACTCCAGGAACTATACGAGGCCGGGAATCCCGAATTATATTGGTCTGTAGAAAGTAACACGCTCGGCGAAGCGGCATTAGTTGTTATCCGTGACACAGGTGAAGAAAATTTCCCGGGCACAATGTTGCATGATCCTAAAAATAGGCTACAAGGACGGAGTGGACGTCGTGCAGGATTTGTTACAACAAATAAATCTAAATTAGAAGCATGTGCTAAGTTAAAGTTCTTAATAGAAACCGGTAGAATGAAGATAAATTCTCGAGGATTATTATCGGAACTTAAGGTATTTGTTTCTCGCGGTAATACATACGAAGCACGTATAGGGCAGACAGACGACTTAATTATGGCTATGGTATTAGCAGTTAGGATGACAGATTACATATCCACGTGGGACGATAAATCACAGGCAGCAATTAATAGCAATGTAGGATTTGATGATGACTCAAGTTATGATGCTCCTATGCCTGTTTGTATATAATAAGGATAAAAATGAGAGCGTATGAATTTATAGTTGAGGATGTATCCGATAAGTCGGCAGTTAAAAATATAGTAGACATACTAACAACAGAACTTCCTACATTATATCGAACATTAACTCGAATGGCGGAAAATTATTACGATAATCACGGAGAACTCGGGAAAGGCTTTAGATTTATTTCAGGCGGCGCAACATCTAAGTGGTATAATGGCGTCTTCTTCAATCATTTTAAGCCTGCATTATATAAGTTATCCGAAACATTACCGCGTAATCTACAGAATGAATTGCGTGAATACCTAAGTTCCGACGTGCATGGCGGTGGTTATGCACAGATTGTAGTGAAGTTAATACCCCTTTTAGATAAAATAGGCAAAGCAACTAACAACCAACATATATCTGTGGCTGCTAAATCGGCGAGTAAGCTTGTAGATTCGTACTATCTATTTTTAGAACAACTAAAAAATGATGACGATGACAGTGAAATCAAAGCAAAAACTAAATCTGCAAAAGCAGAAAACCCTGTTGGCCAGCAAAATGCATCTGTTGAGAAAATTATTAACGATGTTTTAAGTCGAGTAGATAAAACTAATGCCGGACAGATCAGGAATATATTGGCAAAGACTGATAATAAACTGGCAGTATTGCAAAAAGAACTTACGAACCGTGGCCTGACTATATGATACAGATTTTTAGATAAATAACAAAAACAAGGATTTAAGTTATGGCCGAAATGGATACTTTAGCAGGAAAACTATTCTCCCTTTTGAAGGGTAATGGATTACAGGTTAAGATTTTTGACCAAGATGGTTCCGAAACTACTGACCCTTATACAGGTCGCAGATTCTTTATAGCTAAACCGAACTTAATGGTTACAATTGATGAAGATAGTAACACAATTCAATTCAATAAAGGTGCAGATGTAGATAGTTCTGTCAATGGACTCCAAAAGAATATTCGTAAAATTGCAGACGAGTTTTTAATGAATTCTGATATAAAAGTTTTTGGAAAAACAATCGAGCCAAGAGACTTTGCTTATAAGGCAAAAATGGAAAAGGATAATACAATGATGGAAAATAATATGCAACCGCATAATCATCAATTAGTGGGACAGGTTATAAATGTTATTAAGGCCCTCGGTGAAGCAGAAGATGCAGCAATAGCAGAAGAGCTCGATGTTCATTTAAGTGATGTTCGTCCTATTTTAAATAAATTAATCAGAGATGGAAAAATAAAAGCTGAAGACACTACGTTTGGATACCATGTATACTCTTTAGCAATGGACGAAGCAATTACAGAAAGCTTCAGTAAAATGTTCGGATCCTTAAAGACTTCGCACCAAACATTAGAAAATGTTAGAATTCTGGTACGTCATAAGACCCCGGTCGACGAGAATGTACGTGGGTCACGTTCACGCCATATTAGTGCAATTTTCTTAGAATGTAACGGCGAACGTATGCGGTTCCAGCATAATTATCTGCCCGGAGCAAGGGCAATGGCACAACATATGGCACATGGCGGATTAATGGGAGACAAAGTAGGCGCATATATTAGCGAAAGCACAGGCCAGTTACTGAAACTCCAATCATTCAACCGTTATGTCACAACCAACAAGCTTATCAACGAAGATAGTTCGGGCATCATTGAAACAATTAAAGAGAATATCGAAACATTACGCACTGAATTAAAGAAGCTCACTGGTACAAAAACTTATGAAACAGTTAAGGCTCGTTTAGAAACATTTGAGCGTGAACCTCTTTCAGAAGACGACACAAGTCAATTAAAGGATCTTTTCACTATTCGTCGATTTGACGAAAAATTTGAAGAAGTACTGCCTATCGTTAAACAACTTGTTCAGGAAAAAGACACGTTCTTTAAACGTATCGAAGAGGCTGCTGCAAATACTATTTTGCTACGTCGAGAGTCTGCCAATACTACCCCGATGTTTGAATTTGCAAGTGAAAATGCTCGTCTAGGATTTAAATTAAACGAATTTGCATTACGCATTATGGAAAACGACGAGTTATCCGGGTTTGTTAATAAGATTGGAACAAAGTTATGTAAAGAAGGCATTGTTAATGATTTCGAGCGTGCTGTTCTTAGACAAGTCCTGGAAAATGCTAAAATAGAAAAACAGCCGACAGAATCTAAAAAAGGCATTAAAGAGTCAGATGACTTAGCTGCTTACTTTGATAGCTTCGATTACAAATTCATGTAAGAAGTTCTTGACAAACTAAACAATGCGTCTATACGAATTTACAAAACACCTGTTCGAATACAAACGAGATATTACCCAAGACAAATTAGGTGATAAACTTATCTTTGCAGCATCACGAGATCAAAAACAAGACATCGACACTATTTTAACAACACTTGAAGAAATAGACCCAACAAAACACAAGCAATACGTCGAATGGCTTGCACGCCAGTACATCGGTAAGCAATTCCGATTAGAAGATGCAGGTCGAATCAATGATGTCCTTGTTAAATTTGAAAATGCAAAGAAACGAATGCAACAACGAGATATCAATAAATACACACTGCACTCGTTAGAAGACGAAATAGATAAGATTTATAATGTTGATTTAGAAACAGAACCTGAAGGCACCACTGGCACCTTCCCAGTTGTTCCAAATAGTGAAGTGTTATACAATGGCCCACTTGGACAGCTCTCCGTCCCGAAAACAGAAGAAGCCTCCTGTGAGCTAGGCACCGGCACGAAGTGGTGTACTTCTGCTGCAAAGGACAACAAATTTGCCCACTATAATTCTAAAGGCCCGCTATATATTTGGCGTGACAAGTCAGGTGCTAAGTACCAATTTAGTTTCGCTCATACCCAATTCATGGATGCAAGAGATCAACGCATAGATCACGAAACATTTACTTATTTCAGAACTAAACATCCTGTTTTGTCTAAATTATTTAAAAAAGGCGAACAAGTAATTGCTTCTGATCCGGAGGCAGCAAGCTATTATGCCAGCAACGTAATAAAAGGTCGTTTCCCAGAAGCAGAAAAAGCAATTGCTTCTAATTCGAATGCAGCAAGAT